CCTACAGGCGCGAAACACACACAGACTGAAGCTGAACCCAAACGCACAAACCTCTGCAGATGTACTAATCGCAGCAGGCTGGGTGAGCAGGAAAGAGCGTAAAGCCCTGGCCCTGTCGATATTTTCGGTCTTAGCGACTGAGCAGATGCGTGGGGCAACCAGGGTATCACAAAAGCTGGGAGCCATGCTGAGGCATCACTCGTACAAAACAGGTCACCCCCTCAGAGAGGTAGAGGCCCGCGACATCGCCATGCTGGCACTAATGTACTGGCGCAGGCCAAACTGCCCAGCCTGCGGCGGGACAGGGCACCCGACGATCAAAGACTCTCCTGTGCTCGCAGAAGAGGACTGCCATGTCTGCCTGGGGACTGGCCGAATGCCACTAAAGCGCATCATCAAACCGCACCAAATTGACAATGTGAGCTGGCTGGTGAGTCAGATCGAATCGATCTGCTCAACGGTCTTTCACGACGTCAACAGACGCCTTAATTTTTCATCAACGGAGTAAAAATGGATAACACTGTCACACAACTAATCGGATTTCTGAATCGCGCCCAAAGCGGCGAAGAGGTCGGCTATACGGCTGAGCAGATTGCCCAAGGAATCAAGGAGCATATTCTTAGTAAGCTGACAATCGAGTCGGGTCGAATGATCGCTGATCTGCTCTACCCGTCAATAGACGAGGAAGACGACGAAGATGCAGATGATGCCGACTTGGCCGATTCGATTGACGCATCGGTGATTGAAGGCAACTCAGAAGAGATCTTGGCCGCGCTGGTGATGACGCTCGCCAAACGCCTTGACCTACCCCTGACGTCCGCCTCAGCGCACGCTGTGTGGCTCAACGCATGATCTTGCCGACCTCAATCTACACAGACCTGCGTGACAAGTGTGATCACCTGGAAAGCAGGCTGCGCACTGTCACTGAGCAGCGAGATGCGGCAGAGGAAAAGATCTACAACCTCAAATTCCAACTCGTAACCGCTAAATTCGGAGACGCACTGACTACTGGAGAGTGGGAAGAGAAGATGAGGCTGCATGACTAGACTTCTGCTGATCGTAGGGGCTTGTGCTGTTCAGTACGATGGCACAAGCCAGACGCATATCTGGCACGCGACAGACACCATCACGCCTGAGAATGTCGATGATCTGCTGCCAGAGGTGTTCGATGATGCGTGGAAGTCATGCCAGATTGACACATTTGATCGAAAATATATTGAAAAAAGTGTGATTTTTTGAGTTTACGGTATTGCAAACACCTGTATGCCGTGCAATAATCACACCCAGCAACAAATCGAGACAGACAGCCCTCGAATAAAAACAAGCGGTTTTTCGATGGGCTTGCTTTCGCCAAAATTCCTCCTTGTACCCGTTTGGGTGCTTTGCCCTGTTGAGTAATCCGGGGCGTTTTTTATACGAACTCACCACACCTAGAGTGCTGGTATCCCGGTAACGCTGGCCCAAACGGGCGATGTGCAAAGGGTGAGTTATCAATAGCGCAGGGTACGCGGCACACAGAGTGCTGCACACCACGGGCCTGGCGAGCCCCTAACAGCATCAGTCAGCCGACAAACCATCTATACGGTTTCCTGCCGCACCTTAATCGCTTGCGCTAGGCAACCCAGCATTAGAAGGGAATGACAACGCAACCGGGTGAAAGCGCCCCGGTGCCAGATTACGGGGCTCGGGACTGCATGGCGTGGTCACTTGTTTTGCAAGCAGGTATCAGTAGGGTTCGATCCCCTAGTGCTCCACCAAATTCGGGTGAGTAGATCGCTATGGACGCGAAACGGGCTGTAACCCCGTCGCCGCAAGGCTGGTTTGGTTCGATTCCATTGTCACCCACCAAATTCAACTGATCAACCAAGCGTGGACACAGTATCAGAAGCCCTTACGCAGAGATGTGTCGGGGCTTCAGTCTTTTACGCTGTAGCTCAGTCGGTTAGAGCCCTGTGTCACTGGTTCAAATCCAGTCAGCGTTTCTTTTCTACTTTCTCCAATGGGGATCTAAGGGGTTGTGATGAGTGATAACGGTAGTGACGACAAGAGAGTGCCTGATTGGCGTTCCATAGAGCGTGAGTACCGTGCTGGCATCAAAACCCTGAGACAAATTGCAGAAGAGCACGGCATCACGCATGGTGCTATAAACAAAAGAGCAAAGCAAGAGGATTGGCCGAGAGACCTTAGCGCAAAGATCAAAGCAGCCGCTGAAGCCAAGGTATCCAAGGCAATGGTATCCAAGTCAGTATCCAAGCAAGACTTGGTTACTGAGCGTCAGGTAGTTGAGGCAAACGCAGAGATCGTCGCTCAGGCTGATCTGATAAACCGCAAGGATGTGCTGCTGGCGCTGAGTGTGTCGAGGTCTCAGCTTGAAGAAGTCGCAGAGCTAAGTGAGCCCGAGTTCCATGAGAGGCTAGTCGCACTTGGCGAAGCGATGGATACCAGCACTGAACGCCGACAGGACAAGGACAACGAACTGTATCGCTACATCATCAGCCTCGCTGGGCGCGTGAAGCTTTCTAAGGATATCGCAGCTTCGCATGGCGTGTACATCCCAATGCAGCGCAAGATCCTGAAGCTTGACGCAGAGGGTGATCGCAATCAGTCCAACTTGGATGCGTTGCTGGCAAAGATCAACGCAGCAAGCGAATGACAGACGACGATCGAGAGCTTGCCATTAGGCGCGTGAGAGAGAGTTTCGAGGTCTTCGCGCTGCATTGTTTGAAGATCAAGAACAAAGAGGGCAAGGTTGTGCCGTTCGTGATGAACCGAGCGCAGCAGCACGTCCATGAGCGGCTTGAAGAGCAGAAAGCTAAAACTGGCAAGGTAAGGGCGCTGATTTTGAAAGGTCGGCAGCAGGGCCTGTCAACGCTCATTGGTGCCAGGTTCTATCACCAGGTTTCGATGTGGGCTCGCAGTGCGTTCATCGTGGCGCACGAAGACAAGGCAACGACCAATCTGTTTGAGATGGTTAAGCGGTATCAGGCGCATAACCCAATGGCTCCAAGCACTCGGGCATCGAATGCGAAAGAGTTGATATTCAGCGCCATCGATGCGGGCTACAAACTCGCTACAGCAGGAACTGATGACGTTGGTCGTGGTAACACTGCGCAGTTGATTCACGCATCAGAGTACGGCTTCTGGCGCAATCCGCAACAGCACCTAGCTGGCTTGGGTAACACCATTGGCGATGTCGATGGGTCAGAGTTCGTTATCGAGTCCACTGCAAACGGTATTGGCAATAGCTTTCACCAACTGTGGCAGTCTGCAGAATCTGGTCATGGTGACTTCATCCAGATCTTTGTGCCGTGGTTTTGGTCTGATGAGTACAAAGCCGAGCTAAAAGCAAACTTCGCCAGAACAGACAAAGAACAGATGCTGGCTGATGTTTACGGCTTGGACGATGCCCAGCTTCAATGGCGCAGAAACAAGATTAGCAGCTATGGTGATGGATTTGAATGGCTGTTCGACCAAGAGTTTCCATGCTGTGCTGCTGATGCATTTGTCACCAGCACATCAAACCCGCTGATCAATCCAGCCTCTGTCATGGCCGCAGTCAATAGCGACTACCGCGACAGCAATGCCCCTCTAGTGATTGGCTGTGACCCTGCAGGTGATGGCATGAATGACGCTGACAGGACCGCGATTGCTTTTCGTCGTGGTCGAGTCTGCCACCGGATTGAGTATCACAACGGTCTAGACACGATGCAGATCGCAGGCAAGTTGGCAGAGTACGCCAAAGAGATGCAGCCGGCGATGATTTTCGTGGACAAGGGCGGGCTTGGGGTTGGTGTGTTTGATCGGCTTAAAGAGTTGAATGTGAACGTGATCGGAGTCAACAGCGCCACTCGTGCCAATGACTCTGAGATCTACGAGAACAAGCGGGCCGAGATGTGGTGGACGATGAAGGAATGGTTTGATGACCAACCTTGCCGGATCCCGAATAACGCCGCACTGATCAGTGATCTGACAGCACCGCAGCCGACGGTCTCATCGAATGGCCGCAAGCTGTTGGAGAAGAAAGAGAAGATGAAAGCGCGAGGCGTGAGATCAAGTGATGGAGCCGATGCCTTGGCTTTGACGATGGCCGAACCGATTGTCAACGCAAGAGCAGACTATATGGCATACAGAGCCCAAAAAAAGGCTGCAACATCTGCCGGATATTGAATGTAAGTGTCAGCGTGTCAGCTACCAGCGACGCAAAACAGCAACGGGCACATGCCTTGTTTGCGGGTCCGAGTTTTCGTACAACAAGTACCGAGAGGGCCAAGAGTGCTGCTCAAGAGCTTGCTCAAACAAGCTTCGTGGCGCTAGGCAGCGCGGCGTTG